TCTAAACTGTCATGAACTGTAGCCTTGAAGACTGCTGACAAATTTCTCTTCTTTAATGTATCTACTATTCCTATAACAGCACACACCAAAACATCTGAAGCTGCGCTCTGAACCGTGAAGTTTAATCCTTGACGCAAAGCTCTGTTCTTGATTTTATAAATAGGACTGTCAACATCAGGTAAGTTCCTGCGTCTACCAAAGAGAGTGGTGATGTAGCCGTCTTCTATTATGCTGGCGTTAACATTGCCCATGTATTTAAATATGCCAGGATATACTTTAGCGTACTGGGCGATTATCTTTTCTGCCTTCTTCTTAGGAATATTCAGAGTCTCAGATAGGTTAAAGGCTCCGCCTCCATACACAATCAAGAAGGAGACAGTCTTGGCAATTTGTCTCTCTTCTTTAGTTACCTTCTCTTCGGGCTTATCAAATACTAAACTAGCAGTGTAGGTGTGAAGATCTTTTCCCATAAGAAAAGCTTGCCGCATGTTATCTTCATCTGCCATGTGAGCCAGCACCCTCAGTTCCATAGCACTGTAGTCAGCAGTGATAAAATCATAACCCTCAGGAGCTATAAACATATCACGAATATTATGTTGTTCATCGCGGGGCAACGTATGAAAAGAGATGCCCATATTATTTCCCTTGTTACCTGAGTAGCCTGTGCAAGATAGCCTGCCAGTAGCAGTACCATCTAAATTAAAAGATACATATACATCGTTACTATCGTTGTACTTCAGAGCCTTGGAAGTTCCTTTGATGTAAGTCTTATATAGCTTCTCCATTTTACGAAGCTCAAGCAGTCTTTCAATAAAGTTTCTGGCTTGAATCAATTCCTCCGTATCCTTGCTCTGGATGACGGACTCACTAATTTTTTTACCTTCTTCTCTGTACTTCCAGTTCTTAGCCACGAGAAATAAGCTCCTTCTTTATCTGTCCTAAAAGAATCTCCAACGTTGGGGCACTCACAGAGGGAGAACCTTTCTCTGTTTTATCAGGAGGATAAAATGCAAACCCCTTTTCCTTGGTGTATAATACCCCCTGAAGATCTCGTGAGCTAGAAAGATTTTCTTTATTGATTAGCTGAGGATAATCATACAAGCTATCATGTACATCAATAATAGTATCGTTCAAGGACTTTCCGATTGATTTTATTTTATCTGGGCACACCTTAATGCCTGACCATTCAGGCTCTACAAATACTGTGTTGGCAGGGGCTAACACCTTCCCGTAAAACTTAGACACCCCCATCTCATCTAGCTTCTCTTTCAGCACATTAAATACTTTCAAAGTAAAGTGTGCATCCATAGCATTCCCTCTAACACAATCAACGAGGCTGATGTTAGCCCAATCAAACTTATTTCCGTTCCTAACGGTTAGCATGTGGTATCCTCTTCAAGTTCTTCAGGAAAATACATATTAACTAAATCATTGAGAGACTTGGGAACGTTTTCATTAACCAAGTGCTGCATGACCTTAGTATCCCAAACATTCACGGCTTGTATCCCCTTAGTATGCAGAAACTTGAGATCAAACTTGGCATTTTGGAAGATCTTTATGTTGGCAGGGTTGTTGAGAATCTTATCGACCACACCAGTTATTACCCCGCTCTCCAATTCTTCGGGAGTATCTTTATGCTCCCAAGGAATCACGTAGGTACCCGACTCGTGGGAGAAAGCAATAGTCTGAATCTTATCACTGAGAAAATCAAAACCCGTGGTCTCAATGTCACAAGCTACTGGTGTGAGGGTATGGTACAGATGCTTTAAAGATTTAAACTTCGCATTAGTATCTATCACCTCAAAATCAAAGTTGCTCTTAGTTCTCCCTTCTATTACACGAGCAATAGAATTCTTAATGTCTAGCTCAAATAAATACCTGTAACTCGGCTCGTTTACAACCATTGTAGGATGGTATAAAGGAACCACGGTACACTGAAAATCTTCATGTTCAAAGGGAAACAAAACTCCACGTTTATCAAAGATGTTTCTCTTCTTTATCAACATATTCATAGCTAAATTGCCGCAAACAAATACCAGCTTTGGGCGAACTGTAAGTATGGTCTGGTATAAATGCTCGCGGCAAATGTTCTTATTATCTGGAGACATATCAGCCTCCTTTACCCCAGGACATTTCACAGCCGCAGAGTAAGTAGTGAGCCGGTGCATGTCTTTAGGAAGAATCTTCTGTATTAATTTCAGTTCTTTATCTGAGAACGGGGTGGGATCTCCGTACATAGAAGTGAAGGACTCTGACAGAAAAAGGATGTCGTGCGGTTTCATTCCCTTGTCGTGATCTAATTCGCAATAGAATGGTTTAGATTGGGACAGGATAGAACAATCCCCACACTGAGGGTACTCAGTGTTGCCGAATAAATTTTGTAGTTCACCCATGATCTATAATATGCTATGGGAAAAAAGAATTATATAGATAACAAAAGATTCGAGGAGGTCATTTTATTATACAAAGATGACCCGAAAACTCACGAGGATGAATTAATAAAATTATTTGATCTACTTATTTCAAATATCATTGAGGGCTTTAAATTCGCCGTAGACAAGGAAGATGCCAAGCAAGACTGTTTTTTTCTAATAATTAAAACGCTCAAAAACTTTAGAGGCGACCGGGGGAGTGCCTTCAACTACTTCACCACGGTAATAATTAACAACCTGAAACTAATCTACACTAAAAACAAGAAGTACAAAGAGAGGATGGAAAAGTATATAGAAGACGCTACGGGACAGAAACCCCCAACTTCTCGTAAATAAATGGAACATGGTATTCTATATTTTTTTTCTTGTTAGTGATGTTAACTAGGCACGGAACCTGGGAGGTATTATAAGCCACAAAAGCATGGGGAGTTTCAAAACTATCCACTACATGTAGTTCGTCTGATAGCTTGTGGTTTCCTGAAGTTATTTCCTTTAAGATGGCTAAGGAAGTCTTATCATAGGAAGAAGTAAATAATATATTAATATTTTCAGAATCCTTTACACCTTTTTTTAAGATCTTGTTAAAGGCGTTTTCTGTTTTAATATAGTTTATCATTCTTCTACTACTTCTACTTCCCCCTCACCCTCAACTTCTTCACCAGAATCATAGCCAGTTAGCTTGCCGTCCTCATTAAAGGTAAACCCACTTGCTGCATATTCTTCCTGGTTCTTTTCGATGTGTTCTACATATTTTTGCTCAATCTCTTGGTGGTAAGCTTCCCAACCCTTCATAAAGATACCCTTAAAAAAGGTATCGTTAGATACTTCGGGCGGTTTAGTTGCATCTAGAAAATTTCTAAGTGCTTCTGTCTCTTGAGCGGATAGTTTAACTTGTATTTTCATTCTGTTTCTACTCCTTTGTACGAGTTTAATTTTCCATTGCGAAGGTCTGGGCTTGTAAGAAATCTTCTCGTTCATAGTCTATAATAGTTCGGAGATTAAAATGCATGACGATTATGACATAACAAACTTACGAAAATCTGAAAAGAAAAGAACCAACAGCAAAGCCAAGGGCTCTAGGTTCGAGAGAAAAATTGCGGGCATGTTTAATGATAGATTCAACACGTCAGAATTTTCAAGAACTCCTGGGTCGGGAGCTTTTGCCACGACACACACATTGCCGGAACATCTGCAAATTTATGGAGATTTAATTGCTCCTAAGAACTTTAGATATTGTATTGAATGTAAAAAAGGCTATAGTAACATAAAAATTAACCATTTATTAGATTATAGTAGCCAACTTTGGAATTTTATAGAACAATGTGAAAAAGATTCAAATAAATGTGGCAAAGAACCGATGGTACTATTCCAACAGGATAGACAGCCAATACTAGCCATTACTGAGGATAAATGGTTCTATGGTACCCATAATACAGAAGGTCATAGTCCCTATATTAAATTTGGGAAGTATCAAGGTAAAAAATATGTAATACTACCATTTGAACAAGCACTAGAGGAATGTAGTATACAGGATTGGTTTCACAGTCCTCCCACCCAGGACTATCTTCCAATTTCTTATTAGTGAGCCAATAATTCCTGGATTAACTCTGATTGAGCACTTAAGAACTGCCTGAGCATAGTGTTTTCTTTGACAGGTTTCTCAGGCATTAAGGACTGCTGATATTCTGCTGTCTTCCAGATATTAAATCTACCAGAACTGGTAGAGGAATTAACTCTAACTATGGGATTACCCTTTTTATCTTTTATAAAGATTTGTAAATTCTTATTAGAAAAATTGTCAGTTGTGGCATCTTTACCCCCGAATACTACGTTCCACTTCCCACTTTTTATACTTTTATAAAGCTTATTTCTGAAAGCTTCATCACTTTCTACTGTAGAATTACCATCGTGTAGGTAATTTGTAACATTTAATTGAGGTTCACTAGCTATACCCCCTACTGTAAGGATATCCAGGGCAAGAGATCTCTTGAATTGATCCAATTGATGTGGAGTTTTGGTTCTTTTGAGGGTTCTCGCGTGTTTGTTTGCTCCTTCCATCAAAGCTTGTTGAACAATCTTAGGGGTGCCATCACTGGAGATAGATCTATAGAATTGCTTTAGGCTTTCAATGGATGTCTTGGTAACTCCTGCTGATTTTATAATGCTATCAAATATTTTACCTCTTTCCTCGCCATTAAAACTTTTCACTCCTTCCCTAGAAATTACACTGTTGCCAGCATTGGACCCTAAGTTAGCAGATTTAGTGTAATCAGATAATGTTTTTAGAGATACCGCAGCCACTGTTACCTCTGTGTCCAACTTATCTAATAAATGAGGAGGTATATCAGCATCCTCTAATACTCCATTATCTTTTAAATCTTGGAGAGTAGTGGGGACTATAAACTTTTCGGCGTTCTCTCCTACCCCATGCTTCTCCAAGTACCCATTTAAATGTTTTTCAATAGACTGTGTGTCAGTTTGTGGAAAAATGTAAGCCACATCCATTTTCCTTCTGAATACTGACGACCACTTGCTTCCTTTTGCAACTGATATTAGAGGAGCGTGCTCTCCCATAACCTGTCTAAAAGAATGTCCTCTAAGTAACAAAAATGTAGCAAATGCTTTGATCCCCTCAGGATCAGCGGCTAATTCTCCTACGAAATCTTCTGCTGCTTCTTGATCTGGAAAGTTCTTAGGGAAGCTAACCTGTAATCTATTAAGTAAAGCATCTGTAAGAGATGTTTGGGCACCAAGAAGAAGAGAGGGAACACCCTCCCCATTTATAGCGGCCAACCCTTTCCCTAATGTTTCAGCTAATTGCTGAGGGATTAATTTTTTATAAGCCTCCTCTGCAAGGTCCTTTAGCTTTTGAATACCCCAAGAACGTGTCTCCGTGCCCGCAGCTACAATGCTTTCCACTAACCCTGCGCCAGCCATCAAGGCTTCATCAGCCCCCGCCCTATCGTTTACTGTTCTCCCTGCGTTACCTGATTCTATTACCTCTTCAATAGTAGCATCAGCAATAGGAGAATCTTCTTCCCCAATAATAGAATTGTATTTATCTTTAGCATCATTAAGAGTTTGAAGCATGGCATCAAAACCCTTTGCTCTTTCTCCTGTCACTGTCAACCCAAATTTGAGTGCCGTAGCAGATGTCTTCACTCCCTTCTTGTCAATGGTAACAGGATCAGTTATAGAGAAGTTGTTCATCAAAGCAGTAAGGGAATCAATTTCTGCTCCATCAAAAGGTTTATCTCCCTTATCCTTTAAGGTTACTGATAATTCTACAAAAGATCTCAGTCGGTTAGCTCCCTCCACCTTAACCTCTATGGGAGTCTCTATGTCTTCCACCCAATCACTTAAAACTTTTTTAACATTAGCAATAAAACCATTTCTCTCATTGTCTTCACCCTCCCCAAAGTAATCTAACTCGGGAGACAAAATAGGTTTATCCGTGTCTGTGGAAGATTTTACTCCAAAATCTACCTGGATTTGATGAAGCATCGCTTCATTTTGTTCCTGGGTTGCCTGAATAAGCTGTTCTTCTGCCTCTTGACCCTCTTTCTCCTGTCCTGTAGACTCCGCATCTTCTTCATCGGACATCTCGTCCTTGTCCGAGAAACGTTTAGTGAATTCGTACCAAGCTGAACCCTTATGCTCATATTTCTGAGGCTTTTCTTGTCCTCTAGAAATTAAAGAAACCCACCACTCTTTTCCCCCTGGAGAACTGTTATTAAATTTGAGACTTTGGATTACTCCAGTTTGAGGGTGGAGGGTAACTAAAGCTGTGGTAGGCTTAGATGCCCCTGGAACTTCCGCAGCCTGTGTGTATTGCTGGGGATTAGATTTGATAGTATTATAAGCTTGCACTGCTTTCTGGAAAGCAGCTTCCATTTGAGCACCTTTTTTCTCTTCTCTATCAGCAGAGGGGTTTTTCTTCTCTGGTTCAGATTTCTTAGGTTTAGCACTCTTCTTTTTAGCTGCGTCTGCTTCCTGGATATTAAGCTTAAAGGATCTCTGCTTAAGTTTAGAATAACTTGCTAAAAGATCATGGTAATAATTCATAAAGTATCTCTAAAAAGAGCCCAGCCCAAAGTTCGTCCAGGCTGGGCTCTAAGCGGTAACTTATTATAGTTTGTTTATAATGCTCTAACTGCCTTGCTAGTTCCCTGATCCATAAAATCATAACGGAAGGTCATTTCAATAGTATGGAAATCATTGTTACTGTAATTAAACTCAGCAGTTTTCCATGATTTAGGGTATACCCCTATCATTTTGGTTGTCATCAGTGGGGCTCCATGAGGATCTAACTGATAAATCTTAAGCTCTCGGGCTTTAAAGTCTCCGCGAGGTTCCACACCCAGGGAGGTAGAAACGTTTTCTAACAGTTCTCCTGTCATAGGATTGTAAATAGATTTAAACCAGTTCCAAAGAGTGTTAGCTACCTTCTTTTGGTATAGATTATCAAAAGTTATTGTAACCTCTTCAGGAGAGGGCTTACCAGGATAGAATACTCTATCATTTACACGATGAACTTCTATGTCCTCAACTGTAAAACCTATGTTGGATACTTGCTTTGCAGCTAAGGTAAGGAAAGGATCTCCTCCTCCCTCCCTAACACCGTTAGGGAGTTCGAACTTACATTCAAACGAATAAGTTCTTACTGAGTTAAGACCTTCAGATATTGTAGGAAGACTCCTACCATCACTAGTGATCTCTCTTCCTAACTCACTGCTTATAAAATATGGGCGATCTGCCATTTAATAACTCCTTACTCTCCAATCTTTGCCGACTGATTGGTGACGTTCACTTCGAACACTACCATTTCTGCGGTCTTTGTGGGCTTTAATAATACTTTACACCATAATTCGTTTCGGTCTATTCGCAGAGGAGTATTAGTTGTCTCGTCACATACAACTTTAAACTCATTTATGCCTCTCTCCCTCTTGATCTGATCAAGGAGAGGGGCTACCACATTTTCTACTTGGTCCCAAGTAAACCTGTCGTTAGGTTCAAATGCGAATTGGCGAGTAGCACGAATTATAGTGTCTCTCAAGTCTATCAATAGTCTCCGAACATTTATTCTATCAAGCGCAGTAGCTACTCTCTGAGCAGTTCTCTGACCAAAAATAACTATTCCATCTTGAGCGAATTTAACAATGGGATTTATTATATTCCCACCACTATATAGCGAATCTCTATCTCCCTGGTTCAGCGAGACTTCTACGTCCACGGGCTTCGTTAATCTACCTCGTTGAAGACCAGCGGGAGCAAACCAAGGTCGGCTAACCCCGTCAGTGAAACACATCTGGCGAGCCGCATAGATTTCAGGAGCTAACCAACGATCCTTACCGTCAAAGACACTGAAAGTTTTAACCCAAGGCCAGTAAACAGCAGCGTAGGAACTATTTATGGCTGCACTCCTGTCATCATCTTGCCCATTAGACCAATCTATAGCGTCCGTAGTTCGTCCCACCCCTAAAGGAGGAGAAACTAAAGCAAGGAAACTCTGGGCAGTTTCTGCCTTGGTTATAAGTGCGTTCTGAGCACCATCATACTCTGACATGTCGGGGATAAGAGCCATTTTTATATCAAGCCCTTCAGCATCCAAGCCTTCTATACCAGTCTTGCCACCATCTTCTTCATACTTACCAATGATAGCTGCTTCTTGCTCTGGTCCCGCATTCGGAATACCGTTGTCACCACCCTCTAAAGAGTAAGTCCCCTGAACAAGCTTCACAAAGCGAGCGTTGGCGCGGTTACGAAGTGTTTCCGTACCGGCATAAGTACATGACACCGTGGTATAATTCTCGTTCGCCGTCACAGTACCTTCAGCAGAGTAATTCTCGGGAGCAATTAAGAATGCTGGACTATGGAATAAATCTAGAGGA